CACACATTGTATTTCTATGTGTTGTTGTCCTTTTATCATATCATGCAAATCTGTTACTTTAGCATCTGTTTCTATATGATACTTATTGTATTGTTTACCTAACAGTTTATTACACTTCTTGCATCTTAACTCTTTCATTGTACCTCCTTTCGGGTATCTCTAACTACATTATATAGCAATTTTTTTAGCCTTGCAACTTACTCTTTGATAATAGCTTCTTGGTAAGTGAATTTAAACATATAACCATTGTCACATTCTTGCGAACCATCGCAATTCACAGTACCTAATACTTTGTTATTGTCGCTAGCATCAATAAACTCTATTTTGCATATCACTTGGTCATTTATTGTCACGTTATCCATTGCTCCTCCTAATAATCTACACTTTGTATGATAGCCGAATCCCTTTTGGCTACGTGTTCAGGGTTTTGCAAGTCTTCACCAGCGTACCACTCGCAACGTTTGTTTTGACAAGCCCATAAGTCAACAACTTCTATTTCTGTAGTATTTTCTTGTGTCTTATGACCTCTTTTGGCTCTTACTAATCTTGAATTACATTTAGGACAGTTCATATTAAACCCCCAATCCGTCTAATAATGCTGGATTCTGCTCTACTGCTTGCTTTTCTTCTGGTGTTAACTGACTCATAACATCATTTACTTGTTGTTCTTGCTCTGCCATAGTTTCACGCTCTTTTTCGACTTGCTCTCTAAGTCCTTGCGGTATAGAGTTCTTAGGCATATATTTAATATGGTCAAATTTATCAATCCATTGCCTATCTGCGTAAGTGTCTAGGATGGCAACTTGCAATGATTCAGAATAAGTCGAAGCTGGCCCAACGTCTACCATTAAATCAAATTCAATATCCCTAGCTATTTTACCGTCAAAACTCTTAAACATTTCTTTGCCTTCGTCATCCTTGCCCTTAATGGTTCTTGGGAAATTATAAAAGCACTTAAAGAATTGTTCCCATATTTCACCTTCACGTTTAACACTAGCAACTACGTCTTTCATGTAATCATCATTTGGTCTTTGGGCTTGATTCTGTAGCGCAATAATCGCAGCAGCAGCCATATTAGCACCTATTTGCTCGCCAGTCGATACCTCTGTTACGCCTGTTACACTTCTAGTGTAGTCTAATAGGGTTTGAGTCAATGCTGGTGCTGTGTTAGGTGTATTAGGCATCTGCATATATTTAAACCCATCACCACCACCATTGTAGTTGTCTGTTAGAATTTCACCTGGTGTATTAGTGATTGTTTGAGAGAGAGCATTCACCTTTGCAATAATTTTAGGCCATGCTGTTTGTTGCACTGCTAATAGTTGCATACCCATGCCCCAGTTTAACGATTTCTGATTAGGGATAATATCCTCGATTAGACTTCTGTAATATGCTGATTTTCTTCTGCGCTTTAAGCCTAACATATCAACTGGGTATAATTTAAACTTGCATTTTGGCTCTGGTGATAACCTGCTAGCTTTTACAACTGTTGCGTTCTTTGTTACTTTAACCCACCATACTTCACCCTTAACTTTGTAGTATTTAGTGAAGGTAGTTACTTCCTTGCTGTTCTTGGACTCAACTCTTGCACTCTCGTACTTCTCGTTTTCATCAGCTGTTGTTGGGTCAGGCTTTATTAATTGCCAATCTTTACCACGTTTTTTAGCTGTTTCAATTGTATTGTTAAAATCTTCTCTCTTTTTCAAAATTATAAACGGTTGCATTTGTATTTGGTATGGTTTTAATTGATTGTTGCCAAGTATCATATCCATAGGGTCTATGATTTCACCCTTCATTTTACCAACGTACTTTTGAAATGTCCCGCCTATGAAAGAATTATCAAAGTAAAAATGACTTACTCCTGTTCCTAATGAAATAGCATCATTGGTCTTTTCTTTGATGAGTGTATCTTGGTCAATGTCATACCATGTGTTTTCAGCCATGTCAGTGAAATCTTTAGCGTAGTCCTCATATACTTGGTTTTCTTCTTGATCTCCACCTACTGGCAATTCTTTAACTCTAAATTGCATTTTTAATTGTTGTGATAATATATTAGACCTTTTGTTCTCTACAGTTTGGTCACATATATTAATTACTGGCCTTGGCATATATTTAGTATCTTCTGTTGGTGGTGGCCACTGCTTGCCCTCAATAAACCTTGTAAACTCTGGCCATTTAGCAACAAACCCCATTGTTGTCTTGTAGTCAATATCATTTAGGTATTCTTGGTATATGCTCCCTGGGTCTTTTTTAATCTTCATCTACTCACCCATCCATTCCTTCATAATCTTTTCTGGTGTCTTAGCCTTTGGATCGAGTTCTACGGTTACTAATGACTCTCATAACTGTATAGACTCAACTATATGCTTAATATCCTCACCACTTAGGCTGTCTCGCCTATCCTCTAGTATGCTTACCAACTTATCAGTTAAGCCTTTTACCATGTCAAATGTCCTCCTCCTGTTTTAGGTTTAGCAACAAACTTATTTATATTATCAACTGGTTTCTTCTTATTAGGTCTATGTGCGTATGGTCTACCAGCAAAGAAATATCTAAATGCATCAGGTGCATGAGTTAATTCGTGTGGTTCTTTCGCTACATCATTAGGTTTCTTTTCATCCTTCTTGACTTGGCTTAAACATCTAATGAGATTCTCGCAATTATCTGTTATCTGCACATTAGCTGTCATTATGCCCTGTTCATCCTCGTAAGGTGATAACCACTCTTTAACATCTAGCCAACCATCTATCCTATTGTTATTAGCCTGTGCTAGATATATGCCGTTTTCTTGAAATATCTCTGACGCACTCTTTCCAGTCTCTTGTCTACGATTCCATAAATCTATCGGAGCTAAGTATTGGTATATGTTTTCTTGCCTAGTTGTCATTGATCTAACCTTTTCAGCTGCCTTTGATATGATTAAGTCACTTTGATGTACTTCTCTGTAGAACCATGCCTTGTTATGGTCGTCTATGGCTACCCAATAGCCAGCTAGCATATCAAGCCCATAATCCATTACAAAGTATCTTCGCCAGTGTTGAGGTGGCTCAAAATATCTGCATACATGAACATCCTTGTCGAACTCACTGAAGAATGATCCACCTGACTTAATAAACCTAGCTTCACCTAATTGTTTATACTTCTCTGGGTCAGTATCTCGATATATCTCAATAGCTGCTCTTTGTATGTCTGTTAGATACGGATTATCAAAGTGTGTCGATAACACTACTAATACCTTGATTGTTAAATCACTATCACCTATGGTGAAATGCTTTTCAAATACTTTAGGCCTTTTACTATTCGGGAAGTATTCAAATACTTCATCAGGTGTGCCTTGTACTAGCTTTTCGTTAGCGAAGCAATACTCGTTAACTGGGTTTAGTAATATATCAAGGCGTCTATCTTCTTGCACTTTACCTCTCAACTGTTGAATCAATGCTAGAAAATCATCAAATTCTACCCACTCACCTTCTTCAACAACTATTTTGGTTACCTGGTCAATGTTTTTAACATCTTTTTTCTGTTGATCAGTTTTGTAACCTCTAAACAGGACAGTATTCCCATTTATTTTATTAACTATCTTTGTAGATGATGGAGAAATATTATAAGCTGGTGTATGTTCAAACTGTTCAATCTTATCAACTAGACCAGCATAATAACCATCTGATCCACCTTTGTCTAAGTCTTGTATGATTAATAGCTTGTAACTTTCTTTACTTGCAAGATTTACAGCTTCTTCAATCTGACTATTATATGATTTGGCTGAATATCTGCCACCTATTTCTACAATAGCGTCATATTTAGCACCTAAAATGTAATCAAAATATAGAGGGGTGATACGTATAGTTTTTTCTAAATGTGCTTCCATACCATCCTCCTAACTATATGACCGACACCGCCTTGTGTTATCCCAAACATTTCAGCTATATCTTTTTGATAATAATCACCAGTCGCGTATAATCTTCTAATTTCAATTACATCTTTTTCTTTTAATTTAGATAATGAACAATTTTCTCCTTTTGTATTTGTTAACCCTGTTTTTCTTGCATGATCATCATTTTCTTTTCTTGTACACCACTCCAGATTGTCAACGTGATTATTATACTTATTTCCATCCATGTGATTTACTTCTTGTTTTAACAACGGGTTATCTATAAAGGTTTCTGCAACAATTCTGTGTACTGACGGTGATTTAAATTCGCCTGATTTGTTTAAAGATACCGATATATACTTTCTAGCAGTTAAAAGCTTTAGAATCTTGCCTTTGTAATTTATCTTCCTTTTATCTTTAGCCAACACTATCCTGTCTAGACTTTTAACTCTTCCTAAGGTGCTAACTTGGTAATACCCCTCATATCCTTTTATATCTTTCCATATTTCTTTCATTGTTCCTCCTAATAATTAAATTAGAGGGGTTATCTCACGACAAGCCATAATCCTTTTGTATTCCGCCTGTGGCGACATGTAATCAAACCATTGCAATTGCTACTTTGTTATTTTTATGATTGGCATTGATATTTCGCCTGAATGTTCTACTTTGTCTGTGAATAGCTTCAGGTGTTTACCAGCTTGATCAATTGTCTTTTGTTTATCATACCTTTTAACATATAATCCATATCTACTGTGACCTATCTCTGATATAGACTTTAGCGCAGCTTCACTCATTTCGTCAGTATCTTTTATTCTCATTGTTTGGTAAGTTTCTATTAACGGTTCACCATCAGAACCTAGAACTATCTTGCCTTCGTCATCACGCTCTATTTTCTCCACTGTAACGATTTCGGCTATATCTGTTATCTTAGTATCTAAAAGGTCTTTAATCTCCTTTAAGACTTGTTTAACAGTGAATATGCCCTCTTCTTCTGCTTCTTTGATTGCCCTAGCCCTTAATTCGTCATACCTAGCCTTAACATGGGGCTTTCTAAGTATAGCGCTTGCCTTGTTATCTATCGTCTCAGGTTTAGCATTGTCTGTACTATACAAAGAAGCTATCATGGCCTTACGTTGACTATCCTCAACCAACATAGCTTGTACTAGGCTTTCTTCTTTAATTGTTAACTTGTTAGTCTTTCTATTAGCTGCCATGTAATCAACTCCTCTCCCTCTAGTATATCAAATATAATGATTTTTTTAAAATATTTCAATTAACCCCTTGACTTGTGGCACAAATGTGATACAATGTATTTATAAATGAGACACACAACAATGACTTGGAGGTTAATATGGATAACTTACTAGCAGGACTTAAAGCAACCGAAAAACTTAGAGTATTAGCATTGGCAAATTACAAAGCAGACAAAGACAACAGAAAAACTTATGCAACTAATGACAGATGGTTAAAAGATAATGCTTGGAGAAATGAAATGATCGAAAGTAAACTAGAAGAAGCTTACAACGAATTATACAACTAGGGGACTTTTTCCCCTCTATACCAGGAGGTACACGCATGAAAAAATTATTTTGCGAATTTTGCGGTGAATCAATCGAAAACAAATGTGGATGTGAAAAAGCACACTATGAACAAGTTGAATTTGAAAAGCAAGAATACTTAAACAGCTCCGAAACGCATCAAGGTTGGGCGCAACAAGATATGATTGATTTGAGAAGGAGAGAATGCTAATGGATAACACACTTAAAGTAAGAGTTAACCCCGAACTGCTAGCCTATTACAAAGGCGATCCCGATAAAATCAAAGAGGCCTTAACCCTCTACCTAAGATCACAACAAGAGTTTCTCAAAATATATACTTCTAAAGTCTAGCCATTGGTTAGGCTTTTCTTTATAGCACAAAAGAGAGGAAAATTAATCCTCTCTGATTGGTTTACTTTTCATTCTTGCCTAATACACTTCTTTCAATTCTGTCCTCGACTCTACGGTTCATCCACATCAAAGCTTCTTCGAGTTTAGTAATCACAATTGCATTTTCTCTGCTACTGAATGGCCCTTCTTGAAAGCTTTTCATTCTATCTAGCACAATCTCTAGTAAATCAGAATCAATAATACCATGTTCCGAGTCAGGCTCTTTTCTTGCTCCATTCTGAAAATCAATTATCCTACTTGGACTTACGCAGTCACATACTATCTTGTATTTGTGATTTGCTCCGCCATTCCCTTTTTCATCAACTGCATATACTACGTTTAGTTTCTCTCGCTTTTGAATTGTCTTTAGTTCTCTCATTGTTTCCTCCTTATATTGTGTAGAGTAGCTGTGATAGCCTGCACTAATTGATTTATAGTCCTATGCTAAACCTTCTATACGTAATCTTTTCACCGTTTTCGTCCACCTTGTACATCAAGCCCTTTTCAAACATTGGCTTTAATAATTCTTCTGTATTTTTTGTTAGCATAGCGTATGCAATAACTATATTAATCAAAGGTATGGCCATTAATAACAAAGTTCTCGTTTTTTCCATAAGGCTTTCTAGTAATCCTTTACGCTCCACTTTGTAGTTTTTTCTTTTGCAATATAACTTGAGTTCTACTTCTCTTATCAATATTATAACTAAACATACTGCCCACGGTATTATTATATAGTTCATGTTATCCCCCTTTACTTTATCCCAAAATAACTTTGCTGACTCTCTCCACCACCACCGTTAGGAGATAGTGTATCTATTCTAACTAGCTTAGTACCGCACTTGCTACAATACTCTGCGTTGTCTTCTTTTCCACACTTAGGACATTTTTTCATGTTGTTATCCCCCTTAGTCTATCGGTATCCACATACCACTTAAACGCATATTGCTTTCACCTGTACGAGATTTAATCCTAACTCCACTCACTGGATTTTTAAACATTATTTGCTTTTTATATTTATCATATCCTTCATTAACTTTTTCATATCGTTGCCCTGTCTCTTCACAATCTTTTAACGCTGTGTATATGTCTACTGGTGTAGCAACTTTAGTGCTTCTTATTTCTACTACATCACCTTCTTTAAATATCATTTCACATCCAGTTGGCGTTTCTCTGCAATGCATAAAAACTTCTACGTTATCATCTACTTTATTCCTAGCTATTACATATCCATTGACTATTACTTCTATCTCTTTCATATCATTCCCTCTCCTTCTATTATACCATGTAACCCTTGCAATTACTACATTATATCAACTATTCCAACTGTTAAAAATACCGATAACGTTATGAAAACTATCATCACGCTAATTACTATCGCTTGATTTCTAATAGACAATTTATAACTCTTATCCTCTAGATTTATGCTTCTTTTGTAACTTCTAATATTGCCCATCTACTTACCTCCCTGATTTATACCTAACTCTTGACATATCATATCAAGTTTATTGAGTGTTTCCTTTGCTGAATATCCTATCGAATTCTCAATTGTATCTGCTAGTCTTATGTACTCTCTTTCTGATTGTTTTAATTCTGCTATTTCCATATTCTTAGATTTAACAATTGCCTTCAATTCTTTGTTTTCTAGTTCCAAAGCTGCCGTATCTTTCTCTAGTTCTATTACAGTAGAATTTAGCGTTTCAATTACCCTTGTTTTGTCAGCACTTTTGTTTAATATTTCAGATGATCCAAACATTAACAATAAGCATATTACAGTTAAAAATATCACTAAACCTTTTAACTCTCTATCAGTCATTAGACACCTCTTTCTTTCCGAAATCAATTGGTAATATCATTCCAACTCCTTGTATTTTCTCTACACGATTAAATTTTTCTATAAATTCAATCCTTTGCTCTTCTGTGTAGTCTCCTGTGATTCTAAATGGTTTAAATTCTATTTCCATTTCATATCCGCTATATAGTCTATATTTTGCCATTAGACACCTCTTCTCTGTACCAATCCATCAAACTTACCCATGTATCTCCATGGTCTACAATTAACAACTCTTTATAGTCTTGTGATATACTACATTTAAATTCATCTTGAAAATCTTGTATCGCAAATTCAACAGCCTTTCCTATCTCAGCTAATCGTTCTAGTTCTTTAACTTCTAACTTTTCTACATCTAACAATAATTCTAATTCAGCAACCTTTTCGCACATTTCATTATAGTCAACAGTTAAATTTTCGATAACTTCTTCACTGGCTGCATG